TCACGGAAAGACTACTCTGGCCTCTACGGCCCTCCAGGAGCTTTTGAGGACTATTCCACGAGATGTCATAGGTACACCGGAAAGGCTTCCCCTCCGTCCAGCGTACTTTACGGACTATCCCAAGCTTCTACGGCTTCAAAAGCGAAACTGGGAGGATGAGTCTGAGAGCGAGATTCAAAACCTTATAGACGGCATCTATGGGGATGCTCCAGAGCATTTGAACATTAAAGTTTTAGTTTTAGACGATATCGGCAAGGAATATCGAACCGCATCAGGTTGGGCAGAGAATACTTTTGATGCCCTACTGCGGGCTCGCTTTAATGCCGGTCTTCCAACTATAGTAACGACCAACGTGCCTATAAAAGACTGGGGAGATACCTACGGTCAACCTATGGGTAGTTTTGTTAAAGAAGCGTTTATGCCAATCGTAGTAGAGTCAGCAGAAGGTGACAGGAGAGCATTATGACATGGAAAACAGTTCAATTTTTTATATCTTTATCGACCGGCGTTAGCGAAGTGCAAATAAACGACGAAGGGAAAATGCGTTGCAGTTGCAATGGATTTAGTTTGCGATCTAAGTGCAAGCACACTACTCAAGTTGAGCCACTTATAGAAAAGTCTATAAAAAGATCCGCATCTAAATCTGAGTTAGCTGAATCTAAATCTCCGGATAAATTCCGTGATTTAGTTCTTCGCTATGGCCAAGTAAAAGTAGGCTAAGAATGCGTGGGGGGGACATCTCAAACGAAGTTCCAATGAGAGTCGTAGTGACTCTTGATTGCATACTGGACCGTAAACCTGAGATGAAAAAAGTTTTAGGAATACCTGTTTTTAAAGAAGAGGTTACCTACAACCGTCGAGCGTTATCTTTGTTTTGGAACTTTGCTCAAAAGTTTGGGTACTCTATGGAGATAGCAGGATTCGGATACACAAGAAAAGAAATGAAAGAGATATTAGAGGACCTAGACAACTTGGGTACAAACCCGTTTAACTATTACACTGCCTATCAAACAGTGTCAGATTTAGTAAGCGAGTTGCCCTACCGTCCAGAGTTAGTAGGAATTGTGGATATACCTGAACGTGGCCTACGATATGGCGGAAAGTTCATCGACCTAGGGAGGATTAACAGTGGCAGCTGACAACGAGATTAGATTAATCTCTAAAGCTGTACGCGATAGGGACATCTCTGAACTACTAGAACGAGGTCTACAAGACGAGTGGTTCTATGTCGATGAGAATCGTGCTGTATGGAAATTCATACGTCAACACTGGACTAAATACAGTGAAGTCCCTACAGCTACAACCGTAAAAGATAATTTCCCTAATTACCGTCTTCTTGCTGTTGACGACTCAATTTCATATTTGTTAGATCAGTTAGTCGAGTATCGCAAACGTCAAAAAACTATTGAAGTAGTTCAACTTGCTGCAGATGCAGTAGCCGCTGGAGACCATGATTCTGCGATAACTCTAATGGGTTCAGGAGTAGCTAAACTCTCTGATGAGGGCGCGTCCCAAACTAGCGACATAGATTTAACTAAAAATACTCAAACACGTTACGACGAATACTTAAATATCAAGACACGACCAAACGGATTACTTGGTATTGCTACAGGGTTTCAGGTAATGGATGTAGCAACTGCTGGGCTACAGCCCGGACAGTTAGTTACTGTAATCGCCCCACCTAAAACTGGTAAGTCAGTTCTGTCTTTGCAGATGGCGGTTAATACTCACGAGGATGGTTTTGTACCGCTGTACCAGTCCTTCGAAATGAGCAATATGGAGCAGCAGCGTAGACACGACTCCATGCGTGCTCACATATCTCACGGAAGATTAATACGCGGTGCGTTAACTCCTTTAGAAGAAGCTAGGTACCAGAAAACTTTAGATCATATGGATGGTATGCATAATTTTTATTTGACCGACTCCGTAACTGCGGCAACTATAACTGGACTGTCTTTAAAAATTGAAAAGCTTCAACCCGACATTATCTTTGTTGATGGAGTCTATTTAATGATTGATGAAGTTACCGGAGAGGCAAATACACCTATGGCTTTAACTAATATAACTAGATCAATGAAACGTTTAGCTCAAAAACACAAAAAACCTATAGTTATGACTACTCAAGTTTTGACCCATAAAATGCGTAGGGGTCAAGTTACAGCAGACGCAATTGGTTACTCCTCATCTTTCTATCAAGATTCGGACGTAATCTTTGCGCTACAAAGACAAGATGAAAACGACGATAGTTCACGATTGTTGCGGATCGTTGCAAGCCGTAACTGTGGCCCTGCAGAAGTAGAGCTACTTTGGGACTGGGAAGAAGGAAGGTTCGAAGAATATGGCTCAGGAGTATCCGTATGATGGCCGTCAGTTATGCGTTAAAGAAGACCCGGAACTTTTTTTCCCGGAGGATTACAATAGCCACGCTCAGATTAGAATGGCTAAAAATATCTGTAACCAGTGCCCTCTTGTCGTTCCTTGCGCCGATTACGCAGTATCTCAACCGGATCTTGATGGGATATGGGGCGCCACAACGCCACGAGATAGAAGTAGAATCCGCATTAATAGAAGACGACGTGCACGCATCGCATAGATCAATTCGTGAGCTAAAGCCTGATTACACAGGTACTATGGATCATGCAGAAGAGATTCATCATGATTGCCCACACTGTGAGTCAAACTTATGGAATGTGAAAGTATCCTTTGAGGACTACGAAATCTCTGCCTATATTGTTCAGATGGAATGTGCTCTTTGTGGGACGTACGCATTAGCACCAACGTTAGCGGATAAGCCATATGTTTCGTGACGGAGAGGTAGAGCGCACCTTACTGCGACTAAGCATAGTTTCAATCCCTAGAAACCGTGAGCTTGGTGCTATGTGCCCTATGCATGAGTATCGGACTGGAAAGAAAGATAACAATCCGTCATGGTCTATAAACGCAGTAACTGGTGCACACAATTGTTTTTCCTGTGGTTACAAAGGTAACTTACTAACTCTAATATCAGATCTTCTTGAGTACGGGGATCTCGATAAAGCTAAGTCATGGCTTAGAACAGACGTAGAGTTAGATATTGATTTTATATCCCGGCAGTTAGATGAGGCTAGGAAAACCTACATCCATTTGCCTAAGCTCGTACCAATGAGCGAAGCTCGACTAGCTGTCTTTGGAGACGTGCCGATATGGGCAGCTAATGAGCGGGATATAACTATTGATGCTTGCAGTAAGTATGGGGTCCGCTGGCAAGCAAACGATTCTTCTTGGATCCTACCGATAAGGACAGTTGACCACAACAAACTGCTTGGCTGGCAAGAAAAGGGTCAGCTTTCAAGAAGATTCTTTAACCGTCCTCCAGGCGTCCCAAAGTCAAAAACTTTATTTGGAATGGACTGCTGGGATGGGGATCAGATGATTGTTGTTGAGTCTCCTCTAGATGCCGTCAAATTAGCCTCTGTGGGCATACCAGGGGGCGTAGCAACCTTTGGGGCTACCGTAAGCAGTGATCAGATAGAGATAATGCGTAGAGCAAAGACTTTAGTTATTGCTATGGATAACGATGAGGCGGGCAAGAAATCAAGTCAAACTCTTCTATCCACCTTTAGAAAGGTTGGAATAGAGTGCTGGTTCTTTAACTATACCTCTAGTGACGTAAAGGATATAGGGGATATGTCTGCTGATCAGATAGACTTAGGCCTTGAGCAGGCCAAGCACTGTGTGATGGGGGCGTTAGCAATATGACCTTTACAGGTACTCTTTTGCCGTATCAACCTGAAGCTGTAGAGCGAATGATGGTTAGAAAAAAGATGCTTGTTGCCTACGACCTTGGGTTAGGTAAAACCGTTTTAACTATAGCGGCGTTAGAAAACTTGATGGATGAGGGGAAGATTACTGAACCAGGCCTTATAATTTGTCTCTCTTCCCTAAAATATCAATGGGCCGCACAGATTGAGAAATTTACTGATGGATCTTCTACAACTTTGGTCGTGGATGGAACGCCGAAGCAACGAGCAGCGCAGTATGCTGAGGCCCTTGACTGGGGACATTCGCTCGTCAATTATGTCATTGTTAACTATGAGCAGGTTGTTAACGACTGGGAGTACATCGAGAAACTCCCAACAGGATTCATTGTCATTGACGAAGCTACCGCAATCAAAAGCTTCAGATCCAAAAGATCTAAATACGTAAAGAAATTAGAAAGCCCTTACAAATTTGCTTTAACTGGTACGCCAATAGAAAACGGTAAGCCTGAAGAGCTTTACTCAATAATGCAATTTGTAGACCCTAAAGTCTTGGGAAGATTTGACCTTTTTGATTCGACTTTTATAGTACGTAATCAGTTTGGTGGGGTAGACCGCTATCGTAATTTGCCTGTATTACATAAGACCTTAAGTAAAGCTTGTGTAAGAAAACGTCAGTCTGATCCGGATGTAGCTCCGTACTTACCTGAATCACTTATGGCTGAGCCAATACTTGTTCCCTTTGACCCAACTACTAGAAACCTGTACAACTCCATAGTTACTGAGCTATTAACAGACCTAGACGACGCTTTAAATTCTTTTGGTGGATCCTTTGATATATTTGCTCATTACGGTCAACAAAGCGATCAAGGTGGACCTATGGATGAACTGCGTGGAAGAATAATGTCAAAGTTAACTTCACTACGTATGCTGTGCGATCACCCAGACTTAGTTAGACATTCGGCTGAGATATATAACCCTATGCGTGGAGAGGGGTCTAAGTACGCTGCAGAATTAAAAGATTCTGGTTTATTAGACGCAGTTAAAAAAGCACCAAAGCTTGCTGTTCTAAAGGAGTACGTAGATAATTTCTTGTCAGCATATCCTGGTAATAAAGTTGTTATCTTCACTAGCTATGTAAAAATGGTAGACATAATTAGGAATGCTTTGATTATGGAATGGGGTAGTGCCCCATACACCGGACAGATGAACGCTAAAGAAAAAGAAGAGTCAAAAATTGGTTTTCAAACAGACCCTGATATTAGAGTACTGGTTAGCTCTGACGCCGGTGGGTATGGGGTAGACCTACCTCAAGCTAATTTATTAATAAATTACGATTTACCTTGGAATGCGGGGTTAGCGGTACAAAGAAACGGTAGAATAATGCGTGCCTCAAGCACCTGGAAGAGCATAGTTATTCAGGATATCCTGATGCAGGGTTCTATCGAAGAACGGCAACACGCCCTTCTAGAGCAAAAGAGCGCTGTAGCTAATGCTGTTGTAGATGGTGAGGGCATAAACGACCGTGGAGGGGTAAACCTTACCGCGGGCAGTTTGAGGGCCTTTTTACAATCCGCTATAGTTTAGGAGAAGGTTGTGCCAAATTCACCAAAGACGCCTACCCGTACCATAAGAGTCCCTGAGGACCTTTGGTCGGCGGTAAAAGCTAAGGCAGCGTCAGAAAACAGGACTGTGACCGACGTCATAATCCGAGGATTAGAGGCTTACGTCAAAGAGTTGCAAGAAGAAAAAATGTAATGTAGGGTGTAAACACCTAATAAGGAGGGTAAGTAAATGGCAAAAATTGCTGAACCAACACGCAAACCTGAGGCTAATGGAAATCCTTTGGTTGCAAAGTTTCGAGAGTTTATTTCTTACAAAAAAAGAGTAGACGAGTTCACTAAAAAGCAAAATGAAATTAAAGCTGAATTAAACGACTATGTAGAAGAGCACGGCGAAGTTGACGATAAAGGTCACGTTTGGGTAACTCTTCCAGAAGAAGTTGACGGATATGTTTCTATGCAACGTCAGCGTAGAGTGTCACAGTCTTTAGATATGGACACTGCAATTTTAACTTTAACAAAGCGCGGTCTTGCAGATCGTTGCATTCGTTCTGTCCCTACGGTTGATGAGGATGAGATTATGTCTTGTCTTTACGAAGGTAAGTTAACCGAAGAAGAAGTAGATGCAATGTTTCCAAAGAAGATCACTTGGGCTTTTATTCCTTCTAAGGGGTAGCAGTGTCTGACGCTATTGATTCGATGTTTAAAGACATGGACCAGTACTATCCTGGTTCTAAACGGAAACGTAAATCTGTAGCCTTTCCTGAACCAAAAAAGAAGGAAGTAAAAGAGGGGTGGGAATCTCAGGGTAAAGTAAAAGCTTTACCGGGGGGAAAAACCGTTGAGCTATTTAGTGTAGGATCTTTATGTCTTGCCTTAGGTCGACCAGTAGTTACTGTTCGGCTATGGGAAAGAAAAGGATATATACCTAGAGCGCCCTATAGACTTAAATCAATAATTGTAGACGGAAAGAAAATGCCCGGCTCTCGTATGTACAGCCGTGCTATGATAGAGTCTGCATTACACAGTTTTCAATCCAGGAATCTTTTAGATTCCCCACGGATTGATTGGAATCGTTGGCCAGATCTCTCAATTGAATTATTGGAGAATTGGACTATGATTCACACTCAAGAAACAACCGTTTCTTGACTTTACCTATGGCTATGGCTAAGAAAGGAACTAACACTCAAATGTCAGTTCAAGCAAATGCACTACGTATCAAAAAAGATGCCCCAAATGTTGACTCTTATGTCACCGATATCCCAACTGCAGAAGTTGATACTTCTGTAGATCTCTTCGAAGAAGACTCAGAGAATGAAGTACCTGATCGCTCTTCTGTAATTCAAACTGGCTGGGCTGCTGCAAAGCGTGCAGCGTCTGAAGCAAATAAATCCTATACAGCTGATTTCAAGTTTGATGAAGATGTACAACTAATTAAGTTCCTATCTGCTGAGCCTATGAGCTTTTTGCAGCACTGGGTTCAACGTCCAGGCAAGAAGTCTTTCATTGGCTGGGAAAATGATCCACTATCCCGTGTTGGCAACAAGCCTGAACGCAAGTTTGCTTTCACAGTTGTAAACCTCTCAGATGAAGAACCACAGATTCAAATGATGACTTGTGGAATTCGTTTGTGCGGTCAGTTAGAGAAACTAAACTCTGACAAAAAGACTGGCCCTCTAGATCGTCCAGATATTTACTGGGCGGTAAGTAAGTCCGGTCAAGGAACCAAAACTTCATATTCAATCATGCCAGTAAAAGAGCGTGATCTTGTTGAAGATTGGGAGATCGACCCTGCAGTTGCGTCTGAGTTGACTTCAAAAATGAAGCCACTTGGACCTGATGCACTTCGTATGTCCACGACAGCGGAGCTTGAAGAAATCGCTAAAGAAATCATTCAAGGTCAGTAATCTCTCAACCATGCTAAGGGGCCTAGATTTGCTCGTTAATGCCTTTCCGAGCAAACCCTCCCTTCTACTAGGCCCCTTAGCTTTAACAAGGAGCAATAATGAGGATCGTATTAACTAAAGAACAACTAGATGAAGTTGTAAGCGCGTATGAAAAAGTTGACGCGTTTGTATATGACGTAGAAACAATGGGCCCTCACAGAGGAGATCCAAGACAGAACGATGTAGTTTGGATCGCTCTCGCTACACATGATCGAGTAGATGTTATTCCTATGGGCCATCCAAATGGTCAATACATTCGAACTGAATACCCACTCTTACCCTCTGCCTTAGCTCGCATGGAGCAGGGACTAGAGCTACGCCCGGACTATGATTACAGTAAAGATGGGCGAAAGGCTACAAAGATATTTTCTGAGCCTCCTGAGCAGTTAACTCGAGGAGAGGTATTTAAGGCACTTAAGCCTTTACTTAAGAGCGATAAGGTAAAGGTTGGGCACAACTTAAAGTTTGATTTACAAAGCGTAGCTAAGTACATGGGTGGCAGACCAGAGCCAACTTTCTTTTGTACCCTAAACGCCGCTTTTGTAATAAATAGCCAGGATAGAACTGGGCTTGGACTAGACGATTGTTTAAAAAGAGAATTTGACTACGACATGGTCAAAGGTGTGGGTAAGAAGATTGAAGATCATTCCTTTGATGAGGTAGCCACCTATGCGGGATTAGACGCCGAGTGGACTTGGAAACTGTACAAGCGCTATGAAGAGCGGTTAAGAGAAGACGGCTTATGGGGAATATTTAGCCTAGAGATGGATGTTTTAAAGGTTATCTGCGATATGGAACTGCACGGCGCAGACGTAGATGTAGAGCAACTAGCGCTCCTAAAGGATGACCTAGACGAGCAACTAGAAAAAACAAAGGCGACTATTTTTGGATTAGCTGGGCGGGCATTTAATATTAACTCTGTCCCAGAACGACAGCAGCTATTGTTCACGCCTAAAAAAGATGGTGGTAGAGGATTAAAGCCTAAGATTACAACGCCAGCAGGGCAGAAAAGAATAGACGGCGGGCTAACACCTACAGTCAATGACTACTCAGTCGCAGAGCCTGCTATAGATATGTTTAGAGAGAAGGATGCCCTCGTAGGTAACCTACTCAAGTACTCAGAATTAAATAAGCTGCTTACTACATATGTAGTACCGTATCTTGGTGGCGACGTAGCCAGAACTTTACTTGGTAAAGAGAAGCTTGTAGCAAAAGAAAGCCTTCTTTATCGTGGCCGTATACATACGGACTTTGTTCAATATGGTGCGGAGACCGGCCGATTCTCGAGTCGCAATCCGAATTTGCAGAATGTGCCGGCTCCGCATACCTCTAATGGTAAAGCAATTCGTAATCTTTTTGTTGCTCCAGAAGGACATAAATTAGTTGTAGCTGATTACAGTCAAATAGAACCTAGAATCATAGCGTCTTTTAGTCACGACCGTACCATGATACAGGCGTATCAAAATAGAGAAGATATTTACACCACTATTGGAAATACAATGGGTGTAGATCGTAAAGCAGGAAAGGTATTAGTTCTTTCATTAGCTTACGGTGTAGGTCCTGATAAGATCGCTACAGAAATTGGGTGTAGTCTTACTGAAGCACGTGAGTTGTTAGATTCATTCTCTGCAAAATTTCCTGCAGTTAATCGGTACAAAAGACAGGTCATTGCAGATAGCAGACGCCGAGCGCCCATTCCATTTGTAAGTACCCTACTCAAGCGTAGACGTTACTTGCCAGATCTTCGTGCAAAAGAGCAGTGGAAGCGCTCTAGAGCTGAACGACAGGCGTTTAACACGGTAATCCAGGGCTCTGCAGCAGACTTAATTAAGGTAGCCATGGTACGAGCTAGTGCAATGATCCCGGATGAGGCAAGCCTAATTTTGACTGTTCACGATGAGCTTGTTACGGTTACCCCAGACTACTTAGCCGAGGAGACTGCCGAGCAGATCCGCCTGGCTATGGAGGAGATTAGGGCCCTCAGCATACCTATGCTGGCAGATGTTAAGATAGTGTCTCGTTGGGGAGAGGCAAAATAATGTGGCCATTTAGAAAACGTAAAGAAAAGTACGACATCATAGATCACGTAGTTAATGTGTCTATGCCAATACTTATACGTCAAGTAATTTATGATTCTATTTTTGAGTCGGCTGATGAAATTGCAACTATGATGGGCTTAGCTCCTATATCAGATGAAGTATCTGAAATGGAAGTTCGTGCAAGCGAAGAAAGAATCTCACAATTTTCTGCTTTGCTTCCATTTATAGACGCACACTCTGACATAGCAGCACAAGTTGCTTGCTCAGCTTATTCTATAGAGGCCGGTCTTGTTGATAACCCTTCTCCTGGTAGCGAAGAAGCCTTAGAAGAGTTAACCAGGCTGTTTAAATTAGTATCTATGTCAGCTTCAGTGTCATGCATTTCAACTTTAATGAATCTCGGTTTACTAGAAACAAAGGTGGTATCAAACGATGACGAATAACGACTGGTGGTCTAAGAAATTAAGCGGCCAACCTAATACTAGTGCTACTCCACGAACCAGTCCCCCTGTTAACGTGCCGTACACGCACCAACCCGGAAACCCAAATGTACGGGTTACGTACGATCAAGTTAACGACCAGACTATGAGTAAAGCGCAGAGTTCTCGTCAAAGCAATCGCTGCCCAGGATGTAACTCTGGTAACTATATGTCTCCTCCCGGAACCAACTTGATGCGTTGCTATGATTGTGGGTATCCTTTGGTGCAGGCCGGCAGCGGAGTAATCTCCACTAGTTCTAGTGGCGGTGCAGCAATACCTGCTAAACAACCTAATCAAGGCTCAGGCTTTAAACCAAACATCATAGTAGATAGGATTCAATAGTGGCGCTAAATTCAGACGTACTAAAGATTGCAGCTTTAATTAATAAGAAGCTTGGGGACCACACAGTTGTAACTGCTGACAAGGTTCATGTGCCTAAAAGAATCACTACCGGATCTTTAACGCTAGACGTTGTTCTTGGTGGGGGTTGGCCAATGAATCACTGGGTAGAGGTTGTTGGCGAAGCTTCACATGGTAAGACTGCAATAGCTCTAAAGACTATAGCGGCAAATCAAAAGTTAAACCCAGACTTCACCGTTGTATGGATTGCAGCAGAGCAGTTTGATACCGGCTACGCAGAGATGTGCGGAGTTGATACCACAAGAGTTCTTTTAGTTGAAACCAATAGTATGGAGGACGCATTTGATTCGGTTATTCAATTTATGGAAAGCAAGGCTGTGGACATGGTCGTTGTCGATTCGCTTCCTGCCCTTGTCCCTGGCGCAGAAGATGAAAAGCATATGGAAGAGTTTACGGTAGGTCGTGGAGCACAGTTAACTAATAAGTTCTTTAGAAAAGTAGCCTCAGCTACCAAGAGAGACCTAGTTGATGAAGAACGACCAGTACTTGGATTAATGATTAATCAGTACCGTATGAAGATTGGCGTTATGCACGGAGATCCTCGTACGACCCCTGGTGGTCTAGGCAAGGACTATGCCTATAGCATTCGTTGCGAAGTAAAGCGCGATGACTGGCTAGAGGTAGGCACCGGCCAAGATAAGAAGCGAATAGGTCAAACTATTCGAATCAGAACTATTAAAAACAAGACTTTTCCGCCTCAGCAAACTGCTTACATGGACTTTTACTTCTCAGGTGGGGGAGCTATTCCCGGAGGGGAGTATGATAGGGGCAAGGAAATTGTTGCTTTAGGAATCCTTAACGGGATTATCGATCGTCGTGGAGGGTGGATGTACTACGGCGAGCGGAAGTGGCAAGGAGCTCAAGCTTTGATTGATTCTCTTCGTGAAGAGATTGATCTTAGTGAAGAGCTAAGCAAGGCTGTTCTTGACACTCTAAAATCTCAGCCAGTCTTAATGGTTGGCAATGAAGACTGAGGGTCAGAAACAATCTCAAAAGCATGAAAAAAGACTTGCTAAAGCAATCGGAGGATCTGTATCCGCTGCATCTGGTGCCTTCTGGTCCAGAAAAGGGGATGTAAGAAACAAAGAACTATTGATTGAGCACAAGTGGACTGGGAAAAAACAGGTCACTGTTAAGTCAGAAGTTCTTAAGAAGATTACTAAAGAAGCAATTCTTGATGGACGTATACCTATTCTTGGTATACACCTTGACGGGGAGAACTACGTAATACTTGGAGAGGAGGATTTCTTTGAACTTAGAAACTCACTACAAGGAGAATAATTGGACAACAGGGAAAATCCTCCCTGGGCTTGGAGATATGATGCAAAGTGTCGTGGCGAAGACACTGAAATCTTTTTTCCACCAAGAGACAAAGCACTATACAAGCCAATTGCAGACAAAGCTAAGGCGATATGTTGGGGCAAAGACGGAAAGTCTGCCTGCCCTGTTCGCAAGCAATGCCTACGTGAAGCTGTAAATAACGACGAACTTCATGGAATCTTTGGGGGCATGTCTCACAGAGAACGAAATGCTATGAAGCGTAAGTATGAAAAACAAGGCCTTACCCTGGACGAATGGTTAGAAAAGGAAAAATAAGTGACTAAATCTCAAACAGTCTCTAGTAAGAAGCTTAAAGCTTTCTTAGACGCTAACAAGCGTGAGACTCGTTTATTGGGGTATATGGAACGTCATATGCTCGCTCAACCTTTTGATGAGCGTTCGCAGGATGTGCTCCACCCTTCTGACATAATTAAGCCTGAGTGGTGTGCTCTTGCAGCCTACCACGCATTAAATGGAAATTATGTTGAGGTTAGAGAGAAGCCTACTCTCAGACTTAGTTCTATATTTAGTGTTGGCCATTCTGTTCACGCCAAGTGGCAGGGCTGGTTAAACGATATGGGCGTCCTTTATGGCAAATGGTATTGCGATACAGACAATAAGTATGTCTGGGGTGTATCTAACGAGGTTAACCTTGGAACCGGTATTTATGAGTATCGAGAAGTCCCTTTATCTAGCCCAAAGCACAGAATCTCAGGCCATTCTGATGGTTGGGTAAAGGGACTCGGGGAAGACTTTCTAATAGAGATTAAGTCAGTAGGCCCTGGAACAATTCGTATGGAGATGCCAGCCCTATTTAACGGCGGTGCTGATCTAGACTCTGCTTGGAAAAATATTAGGCAACCATTTAGATCACATATACTCCAAGGACAGGTATACCTACACCTAGC